GTGACCACTGAAGAGATCAAGAAAGCGCTGGAGATTCGCGGTCTAGATTGGGCTTCGGCAGCGGCGGCAATCGGCAAATCTCGGAGCATGGTCTATAGCGTCGCCGCGCGCACAAATACCAGCCGCCCTGTCGCTCTGGCCCTCTGTGCCCTTATTGAGAGTACGCCCGATAAGGCGTTTCCGGATGTCGTCGCCTATCACGTCGACCCTGAAGAAGATCGCGCGGAGGCCATCGAGGCTGGGCGTGAGCGCATCCGTGCCGCCGGTTTGGTTGCATAAGGGGGAGAGGGGCGAGCTATGCGCAGCACTGCTACCATGCAAGAGATCGCCAGCGCTATCGGCGTCAACGTCTCCAGCGCCCGTCGTCGTGCCCAGCGTCAGGGGTGGGACTACCAGAGCGAGACTTGTCTCGGTGGCACCCGCCGTCTCTATCCGATCGCAGGCCTGCCTGTCGACGTACGCGATGCACTCATCGCCCGGGCGTTGACGGATCAGCGCCCTGTCGAGCCGAGCGAACCTCTCCTGCCAGCCAAGAGCCTCGGTGCCGACACGGCCCAGCTTGCCGAGTGGCAGCGTGAGCGCCTCACCGCACGCCTCGCCCTTCTTAATGAACTCGACCGCCTTGCCGCTGGTGGCATCGGCATCGATGCGGCCTCGCGCCGTCTGTGTGCCCTCGCCGCCGATGGCCAGCTCCCAGAGCGCCTGCAGGCGCTGATCGTGGTTGCTAACGCCAAGAGCGGCCACAAGCGTGCCAGCAACAGTCTGAGTCCACGCACGCTCTACCGCTGGCGCACCGCTCTCAACAAAGAGGGGCAGCGTGCCCTCGCGCCCAAAAAGGCCGAGCCCGTGCCCCCCCCAGCCTGGGCGCTACCCCTGCTCAAGATCTACGGTCAGCCACAAAAGCCCAGCCTCGCGGCCTGCATCGCCAAACTCCCCGCTCACCTCAGTGAGGGTGTCGAGCCGCCGAGCTACGACCAAGCCAAGCGCTTTCTCAAGAAGCTCAGCACCACTACGCGCTATGCCGGGCGCCTGGGGCCGCGTGAACTCAAGGCGCTGCGTCCCTACATCATTCGCGATACGTCGAGTCTGTTGCCCGCCGATGTCTACACCGCCGACGGTCACACCTTCGATGCCGAGGTTCAGCACCCCGATCACGGTCAGCCGTTCCGCCCCGAGGTGACCGGTGTAATCGACGTCGCCACCCGCGTCTGTGTCGGCTACTCCGTCGGTCTCGCCGAGAGTACATGGACCGTCGCTGACGCCTTCCGTCATGCCTGCGAATCCTTTGGTATTCCCGCCATCTGGTACACCGACCGTGGCGCAGGCTTTCGTAACGAAGTAATGGCCACCCTGCTCGACCGGCTCCACGTCTCTCAGGAGTTCAGCCTCCCCTACAACTCCCAGTCGCGCGGCATCGGCGAGCGCTCTCACCAGACCCTCTGGGTGCGCGCTGCTCAGCAGTTGCCCACCTATATCGGTGCCAAGATGGACCCCGAGGCCAAGCACAAGGTCTTCAGGCTCACCCGTGCCGCGTTAAAAGAGGGCGGTCGCGCCAAGGAGCTGATCGCCTGGCGCGACTTCGTTGCCTACCTTGAGCAGGTGCGCAACGAGTACAACGCCACCCCGCACACCGGCCTCCCCAAGCGTCGCGATCCGGAGAGTGGCGAGCTGCGCCACCAGACCCCGCTAGAGGCCTGGCAGCTCGGTCTCACAAGGGCCCAGGAGGAGGGTGTTGCCCCTGTGCGGGTCGAACAGGCCGAGGCCGCCGATCTATTCCGCCCGTATAAGTCTGGTGTGAAGGTCGCGCGTGGCATGGTGCGTCTGTTCAACAACCACTACTTCCACCCTGACTTGGAGCACTACCACGGCGACCTCGTCGAGGTTGGATACGACATCCATGACGCCGCACGTGTGTGGGTGCGCGACCGGCAGGGTCGCCTCATCGCCATCGCCGAGTGGGACGCCAACAAGCGTGACTACTTCCCTAAGCCGGTCATCGAGCAGGCCCGTGACCGTCGTTACGAAGGGCGTGCCAAGCGCGCCGAGCGCAAGCTCGATGAGGTCAACCTCGAATATGCGCGCGGACAGGGTGTTGTACTCGAACATGCCGGGGATGACGCCCTAACGCGAGACCTCGCGGCACCAAGGTGCGACCGCATGGTAGCGACACTGCCCATCGAACGTGGGCCGGTTGTGTCAAATGAGATGCACACAAGGGGCGCCGAGCTGCTCGACCATCCGACCGCATCGCGGCGCCTGTTCGGCACCGATGCGGACAAATATGAGTGGCTCACGGCCCACCCGGCAGAACAGACCCCAGACGACAGCCGTTGGCTCGACTGGTATCAGACCACCCAAGAATTCCAGCTTTTCTACGCATAGGAGCCGCACCATGCGCCATGAATTCGCAAAAACATCTAACGTATTACGTTTTCTACAGGGTACTCAAAGCGTAGCTGAACGCGGTGCGACCGAGGCCTCCTGGCTGCTCGTGCATGGCTTTGCCGGCTACGGCAAGAGCGCTACGGTCAGTTGGTGGTGTGTGCACACCGGTGCCGCCTATCTGCGTGCCAAAACGGCCTGGACCGCGCGCTGGGCGCTCAAGGAGATCGTCGAGGCCTATGGCGATGCCCCGCAGCACTGCACCAAGGACCTTTTCACCCAGGCGGTTGCCGCCATCACCCGAGCGCAAGACGAGGCCGAATACAACGCTGAACGCTACCCCGCCATCGTCATCGACGAGGCCGAAAACACGACCCACGACCGTGCCATCTTAGAGACCTTACGAGACCTCTCCGACCTCACAGAGATCCCGGTCATCCTCGTCGGCATGGGGCGTATCGCCCACCACCTGAAAAAGCGCGACCAGATCTACAGTCGCCTCGCCGACATTGTCGAGTTCAGGCCCAACACCGGCAGAGACGTGCGCACCCTCTGCGACCAACTGGCCGAAGTCGAGATCGCCGACGACCTGGTCTCGCGCATCGAACGCGAGGCGCAGGGTCGTGCCCGTCTCATCCTCAATGCCATCGCCCACATTGAGTCTCAGGCCAAGCGCAACGGCCTCACCCGTGTGAGCGCAGTGCACATGCACGGCAGAGAGCTGGTGCGTGATATCGAGGCGCTGGCGGCGAAGGCCCGTCGGAGTGGCGCATGAATACCGCGCGCGGTGCGAGTGCGATGCACCTCCTTCACCACCTGAGTCAGGGCCAGGAGGCCCAGAGTGTCGAACAGATCAGCACCCGTCTCGGCTGGTCGGCCGTGCAGGTTCACGCCCGATTGATCGCCCTCCAGGGGCGTCACTGGGTCGCTAGCCCGGGGGGCAACGTCTGGGTTGTCACCGACAAAGGTCACGCAGCCAGTGCGGCACGCTCCCCGGTCGGCCCCTCAGGCAAACACGCCAAGGGTCGTGAGCTGCGCATGCGCATCTGGCGCGCCCTGCGCTGTCTGGTTAAAGCCAGCCTAGACGACCTCTTGCCCCTCGTCGCAGTGGCAGAGCCCAGCGCGCATCTACGCCGCGGCATTCAGCGCTATCTACGCGTTTTGGAGCGAGCTGGATATGCCCAGCGCTACGGCACCTATGGCAACTATCGCTGGCTTCTCGTGCAGAACACCGGCCCCAAGGCACCCACCTGGGGTGAGCGTGGCCAGCAATTTTGTGATCACAACACCGGGCAGATTTTTTGCCCTCTCAAACCACGTAAGGAGAAGACTCCATGAGCAGTAAGCAGGACCTCATCCGCAAAGCCTCGACCATCGCCAGCGTCGACCGGGAGACCACCCGTCGCGTCATCGACGCCTACCACATCACCCTGGTCGAGGCCGTCGACCAGGCCCAGGTCGGCGACAAGGTCGAGTTGCGTGGCCTCGTCACCCTGCAACGCGTCGCCACACCCGAGCGCAGCATGCGTAACCCCAAGACCGGTGAGCCTGTCTTGGTCCCCGCCGGGACCAAGGTCAAGGCCAAGGTCAGCGCCAAGATCAATTAACCGTCCCGGTGCCCCACGCCGGGGCACCGCCCATACAGGAGAGACCCCATGACCCGCACTGCAGCCGCCACCCTCCACACGGATGGGGGATACACCGCCGCCCCGGCCAACCTGCGCAAGTTGGTTGCCGAAGGCTGGAAATTGAAGAAAGAGATCGAACAGCGCGATCTGCGCCTCAAGGCGATCAACAAGGACCTCCAGGAGGCCCTTGCCCCTGGCAGTGCCATCGAACTCCCTGGTGAGGTACGCCTTACCATCGCGGCCCGACGCCTCGTCGAGGTCGCGGATGTCACCGCCTTGCGTGCCATCCTCGGCAAGCGCTTTGACGACCTCGTCACCGAGAGCATCAAACACAAGCCGGAGGCCAAGCTGCTGGAGATCGCCGCCGACGCCGACGACCCCCTCAGCGCCGGTGTGCGCGACGCCCTGCATCTCACCACGACCACGACCGTCACCTACCGGGCGGTCAAGTAAGCGCAGCGAAACCCCGCCTGTGCGGGGTCGTCCGGTGGTGGCGCACCGGGCCTGATGAGCAGCCCACCAAGGAGTAACACCATGCCCCCGACCGTCGCAATCACCCCCGCGCGCCGCAACCGCTACAGCGGCCCTGCACGCACCGCCAAGCGCATCACATCCTCGAACGATGCCGCGTGGCGTCTTCGTCTCAGCCCCCACGGGAGCCCGCGTCAGCTTTGCGCTTGCATGCTCGACGCCATGCGCGAGGTGCACCATGTCTGAGTTGCAGATCCGCTACCCGGGTGAGGGCGAGGCGTGGCGTCATCTCATCGGTTTCGAGCCTACGCGTACGGACCCTGTCATGGTCGCTGCGGCCGCCTTTCTGCGCGCCGCAGGTACGGGGCATGTCGAGCTGCGCATCTGGGAACCAGGGCGTGGGGCCACCTGGCAGTGGTGCGAACACGCTGGCTGGCAAATGCTCGACGCGCGTCAGCGGAGGGTCCAGGCATGAACGAGGTCTCCCGCATCACCCACGGGCAGCGCGTCCAGTGGGTCAACGTCGAGACGCGTCGCAAGGGTTTGCGTATCCAGCCCCGCTCCGGTCTCGTTCTGCGGCTGGGCATCGGCTGTGTCGTCGTCGCCTGGCAGGGCAAAGAGCAGCATCTCCCTCGCCACATCGTCAGCGGCGAGGATGAACCCCTCATCCTGCCCGCCCATCTCGACAAACTCATCGGCCACCTCGCGCGACACCATGGCTGAGCCGCATCCCCTTCAGGTCGGCGACCCTGTCACCGCCGTCGCGTTCCACTCCGCTCATGGCGACCTGCGCCCCGACCTTCTGCTCGGCACCCTCGTCGCCCTGGGCAAGGGCGTCGCCACCGTCGACGCTCGCGGCCGCCAGTTCATCCTGCCGTGTGACTGGGTTCGTCATCGCGCCGAGCGCAGTCCGTTTAGCGACTGGCTCGACCGACACCTCCTGGTCCAACCGGCACACACCCAATAAGGGAGCAATCCGCAATGCCCGACATGCAGCTCAAATGCCCTGAGTGCGGTCAACAGTTTCCCCTCAGTGCGGCCGTGCAAGAGGCGGCCGCCACGCGCTTCGCCCTGCTCATGGGTGAACTGCCGCCGCTTGTTGCGCGGCGCTGGCCAGCCTATCTACGCCTCTTCCGCCCTCGGGGTGGGGCGCTACCCTGGGCGCGAATGGAGGCACTGAGTCGTGATTTGGTCGAGGCCATCACTCAGCAGACACTCGACTACAAAGGCACCACCTGGCGCATCCCACACGCCACCTGGGCCGAAGGCCTCGACACCGTCGATGCCATGCCGGACAAGCGCCTTCCGCTCACCTCTCACAACCTGCTGCTCGGTATTCTGGCGAACAAGGCCAGCGCCGCAGGCGACCGAGGCGCACAGGCGCGTGAGGCCACCAGCACGCGCGGCGAGCCACCGGCGGAGTTGAGGGTCACTCCTGCCCATAACCACCACACGATCCCCCCGGAACGACGCGCCAGTGCCGGTATCGCCATGCGCAGCGTGCGCGAAATCCTCGCACATGCCACCCCGAAACACCCCGAATAGGCACCGCTGTCGTGAGCAATACCTCCCGCACCGCCGATCTGGCCAAGATTCACCTTGCGAAAAAGGCCCTCGGCCTGGATGACGCCACTTACCGTCAAATCATCCGCACCGCCGGTGAGGCCGCCAGTGGCAGTGCCGCGGACCTCTCTCCCGCCGGGCGCGCGCGCGTCCTCGCACACTTCCACGCCTGCGGCTGGAGGGCCGTCCACCGTGTCGCCACGCGGCGGCCAGCGGGAGACCCACAGGAGGCCAAGATCCTCGCCCTGTGGGGCGCGCTAGAGCGCCTCGGCGCCCTGCGAGAACCCGATGAAAAGGGCCTCGACCACTTCATCCAACGTCAGACCGGCATCACCACCCGCCGCTTTCTGCGTGCCGCTCACAAGCGCCTCGTGATTGAAGCCCTCAAGGGCTGGGTCGAGCGCGAGCAACGCAAACAGGCGAGACCCGCATGAGCAGTGGCACGCACATCTGCCAGGGTGAGCACACCGCTTGGGTCAATGGCGAAACCCGTGTCTGCAGGCCCCGAAGCGCGTCTACCCGACGCCCCAACGCTATCTCCGACAGTAAGAGCAACAACTGGAAAGCGCAGCCATGTCAAAACCCGTAAACATCGACCACCTCGATGGCCCAGGACGCCCCCCCGACGGCCCTATCCCTGCCCCCCCCCGCCAAGCCGAGCGTCCTGCGCCCAGTGGTCGCCCCCGCTGGTGGCACCTTGCCCGTGAGCAGATTCAGCCCCACGAACTGGTCGGCTTCCTCGGCCGTGTGCGCGACGCCCTCGTGTGTGAAGGCTGGGATGAGATGGAGGCCGCCCAGCGCGCACTCGACCTTGCCGAGGCGTTCGGTGGCACAAAGCTCTTCATCCCCACCCTGCCCGATGCGGCCCACCCCATCGCCACCGTAGTCGGTCGGGAGGCGGCCCACGTCATCGCACGCCACCTCGGCGGGAGCGACCAGCACATCCCCACCGCTGAACGCGACCTCTACCACGCCCGCCGTCGCCTCATCCGCGCCCGCTGTGCCGCTGGCCACAGCGTTCGCCAGGTCGCCTTGGAGCTCGGTATCACCGAGACCATCGTGCGCCGCTACCGCTAGGTGGGCCGTCGGTAGGCCCTGCGCCGGGATGGCTTGCAGCAAACATGGTGGGAACTCTACTCATAAGTAGAGAGTTTTGTTAGATTGTGCGGCGCTATTCACCCATCCACGGATACTTGCTACAAGGAATCAGCGTTATACTCAATCTCGCCATAATTGCCGTTATCGCCCTGACGCCCATCTGGGTCTATCTTGATGCCACCAAGCACAAAATTGGTAAGGTCGAAGGCATCAGTGGTCTCACCAACAACTCCGCCGGCGTCTGGGGCATCGTCACCCTCGGCCTCTGGATCGTCACCTTCCCCCTCTATCTCATCAAGCGCAAGGCCCTCATCGAGCGCGCCCAGGAGCACCCCGTCGAGGTCAAGGGGCGCGCCGCCAAGGCCACTGTATTCGCCATCATCGGTGGCTCCTGGGTCGCCCTCGCCGCCCTCGGTACCGCCGCGCAGCAGCTCCCTACCTGCGACGCCGCCGAGACCGCCCATGTGGTCGCCTCCATCATCAACGATCTCCCCATCGCCAAGGCCTCAGGTGCCCGCTTTGTCAGCCTCAAGGGGATCACCGAACAGGGCTACAACGCCACCGACGAGATCCGTTCCTGCAGGGCCACCCTCATCACCTCCGCCGGTGAAGACACGGTGCAATACTCCTTACGCTGGCAAAACAAGGACGCCCTCCAGTTCTACGCCGAGGTGCGCATTCAATAACCCAGAGAGAGGGCGCCCTGCCCGGTGACCATCGCGCCCGGCGGGATGGCATGCTAGGCCGGGAAACGCTCCGGTCATCTTGAGCTCCCCCACACCGCCCCGCCAACCGGCGGGGGGTGCTGCCCCGTCCCCATCCCTAGTCTGGAGAGCGAATTCAATCGCCTCAGACTCGGACCCCGATGGACCCATCAACCGCGCAAAGCATCACCCTCGGCATTGCCATATCCAACTTCGCCCTCACCTGGGGCGTGGCCTTTTATGTCCACCTCACGTCGAGGAGTCGTGCCACCAACGAAAGCCTCGACGCCCTCAAGCAAGACCACGCCCAACGCATCGCGCGGCTCGAAGAGCAGCATCGCGGCGCCCCCACCCACGAAGACCTCGGCAAACTCTACGACGAGCTGCGCACCCTCTCCCGTGCCCTCGGTGAGGTCAGTGGCTCGGTGCGCAACGTCCAGGGCGAACTGAAAGGCTTGAGTGAGACCCAACGCCTTATCCTTGCCCGCATCGCCGAGAAGGGCCTCACCTGATTAAAGCACGCCCCCCTCGACCCCGAGGTAGGCCCCACCCCATGCCCTACACCACAGCGTGCAGCTCACCGCCAGCACGCACATGTTCAGACCGACGCCCAGCCCAGTAAACCGCCACAGGGTCGCGCTGATTCGCATCCACACCCCACCGGCGGGCGATCGGATACACGGGCCCCTCCCATGCGGTGCCCAGTCATACGCCACGGATCGTCCACATCGATGAGCGTCGTATCCGGTCGCGCAGCGCTAACGTATGTCTTCTCCAGGGCACAGGGACGAGCAAAGGCGATGACCACAGACCACCTCTACGCGCGGGATTGACGATACGGTTGGGAGAGGACAGGACAAGCCCCCCCTGGGGCACGACGCCAGTAGCCCCTGTGCGCGCGAAGGAGGGCCGTCGAGGTATCGATTGCATGGGTGGTATAAGCCAGGGGGCGATCGTGCCGCCACGGGCCGTACACGCGGCTGTGGCGGGCATGGCCGTGTGGACAGGAGCGATGCCACGCTCAAGTGGTCACTGCTGGCGCTGTGTGCCTCACCCGTACCTTGCTCGACGCCCTGTCCGCCAGGGGTAATCCAGGGGCGGTAGATGGGATCCGCATCGGCCCTGACCGCGCCAGGCTCAACGTCCCGGGGACCACGCCCACGTTCACTCCAACCCCGCCATGCAGGTGAGGGTGTGCGACGCACCCGCTATGCACGCGCAGGCCGCCCCGCCATCCGGCGGGGGGTCACTGCACCCAGGGCTGTTTAATCTGGCCCTCATGTTCCAATCCAACGCCCATCCCGACAGGCTCGCCGAGCCGCTCGACGCCCCCTCAGGCGTCGGGCTAGGCGTGCACTTCTGCGCTACGCAACGCGCCGGGCACGTGGAGGTCCCCCGATGAGCAGCCAGAGTCTTCTCAGCGTACGCCAAGCCATCACCGACGCCATCCGCGCCCACCTCGACCCCGCGTTGGCCCCCACCGTGAGTACCTACCGTGGGCGCGCCGAAGCCGAGGAGTTGAGTACCCTCGTGGTGGACGCGCCTGTGGTGCTCGTCGGCTGTCTAGGGTTTGAGGGCGTCGAGGAGAGCGGTGGTCAGCATGAGGCCGACGCCCTCTGGGTGGCGTGGGTCATCACTAAAGACTTCGTCTATCTGGAGCAGATGCGCGACCGTGACGACCTCGCCCTGATGCTGATCGACCTTCTCGGTACGCTCATCGAGGGCAATCGCTGGGCGCTGGCGGCGAACCTGCCGCGAGAGATCAACGCGAGCAACCTCTATGACGCCGACGGCGTGGCGGTCTGGTCCATCACCTGGCGTCAGGCCGTCGACCTGATTGGCAACGTGGAGGAGACGCTCGACGAGCTGCTTACCGCCGCGATCAGTTACGACATTACGCCGGCCTCATCCGATGCCGCACGTGACGAGTGGCTGGATGAGATCGAGATCCTCGGCCATCCCGACGCCAAGGATCTCATCGCGCTCGGTGGCGGCAATCTGAGCTATGTGGATCGCCACCTGCTTGTGCGCGCGGACGCCATCGACCTAGAGGGTGTCAACCCGCTCGAAGGCCTTGCGGTGCCGTCCTGGCTCGATGCCAGCCCCTATGCGTACGACCTGGTGCAGACTATCGAGTCACGCTTCCCGCGTGCCTATCCGAGCCCGCAGCGGGTCGTCTATGACCCGGTCGACGACCAGCACAACCTGGCCTACCGCTTCCCGCATGCGACCACTGGCATCGCCATGACCTTCGTCGGCCTCTGGCCCGAGTCGGGCGTGCCGGTCTTTTGGAGCTACGGAACGGTGCCGTTCCACCAGCTCTCCGTCACCATGAGCGGTGGCAACCGGCTGATGCTGCGCGCCCAGACCGTGCTCGGCAGGCGCGATATCTCCTACCTTGCGGGCGATCTGACGACCAAGCGGCGGGTGCTGACGATCTATGTCGGTGACGAGTTGGAGATCTGGGCCGACGGTACGCGCGTCGCCTCCACCGCCAACGGTTGCCAAGGCCTCGACGCCACCGTCGCTGACGCCCTTTATAGCGCCTACGTCGGCTACGGCCTCGCCCTGGAGCATCTGGAGGTGCGCCACGCCATCTACACCGAGCAGCAGCTAGCCGACTGGCACGCCGAGCTGATGAGTGAGTACGGAGTCGCGTGATGGGCCTCACCGTGATCATCCCTATCGAACTGCGCGAGCTGGGTAACCGGGTGGCCGCCGTGGTCGCTATCGGCCCGGAGGGCAACCGCACCTTCTCCGAGGGCTGCGCCGTGCTCGCCAGCGCGGGTGTGCCATCGCACCTCGCCGCGCACATCCAGAGTCCGTCAGCGCATCTGCGCGACCTATTCGGCGCCGTAGCCAACGACCCGCAAGCGCTACACGCCTACGTCAGCCTGGCCTATCGCCAGCGTGAGATGGGCGATGACATCCCGTCGTTGCCCGAATGCCAACAATTTCTCGACGAATCCATCATCGACCTAGACACGCCATGGCTCGACCTGATCGGCCAGCTTGGCCTCACCCGCATCATCCCTGAGGAGTAATTCGTGGACAATATTCCATTCAACACCATCCCGGTAAACCTGCTCACCCCTGGGCAATACATCGAGGTCGACGCCTCCAAGGCCGTCACCGGCCTGGTCGGCGAGCCGCGCCGCATGCTGCTCATCGCCCCCAAGCTCGCCGCCGGTGAGGCCGTGGCCAACGACCTGGTACTACTCACCGGCAGCGTCGAGGCCGAGCGCCTGTTCGGGCGCGGCTCTGTCGGCCACCTGATGGCACGCAAGCTCTTCGCCGCCAACCCGACCACCGAGTGCTGGGCCATCGCCGTGGACGACGCCGTCGCTGGCGTCGCCGCCACAGCCACCATCAGTGTCAGTGGGACCGCGACCGAGTCTTACGCCTGGCCGTTCTACGTCGCGGGTGTACGCCTGCAGGTGCCTGTGAGCAATGGTGACACCGCGGCCAGCGTGGCCGCCGCCATCGCCGCGAACATCGCCGCACAGACCGACCTCCCCGTCACCGCCGTGGTCAATGGGGTGAACAACACGCAAGTCGACCTCACCGCCCGCAACGACGGCGAACCCGGTAACGAGATCGACATCCGCACGGCCTACGGCCCCGCCGAGCGCAACCCCGCTGGCCTCAATGTCACCATCGACGCTATGAGCGGCGGTAGCGGTAACCCCGACATCTCTGCGCTGTTTGGCGACGTGATCGCCGATGAGGTCTACCAGACCATCGTCATGCCGTTCCATGACACCACCAATGTCGCCGCCTTCGAGAACTGGGAGGCGAGCCGTTGGGATGGTCTCGGCCAGCTCCCTGGTCACCTCTTCGTGGCGGTGAGCGATACCCATGCCAATCTGGTCACCTACGGCGACGTGCGCAACAGCGCCCATGTGAGCGTGCTCGGCGTCTACGACAGCCCGACCCCGGCCTGGGAGCAGGCCGCCGCTTGGGCCGGGGTGGTCGAGTACCACGGTGCCATCGACCCCGCCCGCCCCTTCCAGACCCTGCCGCTGCCCGGCGTGCTGGCGCCGCCCGCCGCGAGCCGTCCGAGCCGTGCCGAGCGCAACGTGCGCCTCGACCACGGTATCAGCACCACCAACGTGGGCCACGACGGCAGCGTCTACATCGAGCGCGTGGTCACCACCTACCAGAACAACGCCAGTGGTATCCCCGACAGTGCCTTCCTCGACCTCAACACGGTCTGGACCCTCGACGCCGTGCGCTTCGCCGTGCGCGCCCGTATCGCCCTGCGCTACCCACGCCACAAGCTGGCCAACGACGGCACCAACTTCGCCCCCGGTCAGCCCATCGTCACCCCCAACCTGCTGCGCGCCGAGCTGATCGGCCTGATGCGCGAGCTGGAGGAGGTGGGCCTGGTCGAAAACCTCGACCAGTTCAAGGCCGACCTGCAGGTGGTGCGCAGCTCGCAAGACCCGAACCGCGTCAACGCCGTCATCCCGCCGGACCTGATTAATCAGTTCCGTATCTTCGCCGCCGCCATCCAGTTCCGCGTCTAAGCGCGGCAACTGACAAATCAGGAGTACCCCAATGCCTCAGATCACCGGCAAACTCAAACTCAACTTCAACGGTGTGCGCCTGCTCACCGAGAACAACGTCACCCTCGACCCCGGTGGCATCGGTCGCAACACCGAGGCCCACGGTGGGCGCATGTACTACACCGAGGAGGATCGCCCGGCGATCGTCACCGTCCCCGCGCTGCACGACCGTGACGCCGACATCACCACCCTCAGCCAGCTGCGTGACGGCATCGCGATCATCGAGTGCGACACCGGCCAGACCTACATCGTGCGCAACGCCTGCATGGTCGACCCGCCCGCGCTCGATGGTGGCAAGGCGCCGCTCACCATCCACGGCGACCCGGCGGAGCGCGTCTGATGGCGCGGATCAAGGGCACGCTGCTGCACGGCGTGATGATCGGTAAGGAGTTGTGCAAGGAGTTCGAACTGCACGACCACCTCACCGCCGGGCAGCTCATCGAGGCCAAAGAGGGCGCCGAGAAGGTCGAGATCGTCTCGGTTGCCGGGCGCCCGGTGCCGGTCGTGGTCGAGAGCCCGGCCCGCCTCGGGGCGCTCATCCTCTGCCAGCAGATCGCCAGCCTCGGCCCACTCGTGGGCCCCCTGGAGCTCTCGCTCATCTACCGCCTGCACCAGGAGGACCTCGACGTCCTCGACGCCTACGCCGACTTCGTTGGTGGCGCCATTACGGCAAAGCAGCTCAGCGAGAAGCTGAGCGTGCGTGGCCTGACGGCGTCCCCTGGGGTGACGCAGCGGGGGCGAGGGGCTGAGTCTCGCTCTGGAGCTGATGCGGAGCGAGGCTCAGATGATCCGCAAGGGCGCGGGGATTGAGACGATCTTGGCGCTTCGCCACGAGCCGCTGACGCGCCTAAGCCACCTATTTGAGACCGACTGATGTCAACCTTGACCGACCTGATTGCTGTCGATTGGAGCGCCGACTTGGAGCGGCGGGCCGCTATCGCTAGTCGCGCGCTGACACGCTTTGCCGAGATTGGCCAGCGCTCTTTTGCGCAGCTGAGGTCTTCGGTATCCAAGTTCGGGGGGGCCATCGACTCCCTCGCGTTGCGCTATCAGGACAACCTCGCCAAACTCGACGCGTTTCGGAAAAGCGCCAGCGCGGCCTGGGATAAGCACGGCAAGAAGGTGGCGAGCGTGGCGCACTGGGCGTATGGCGAGGTGCAGAAGGCGGGCAATCTCGATAAACAGCTCAACTTGATCCGCATCTCGACCCATGCCACCAGCGAGCAGATCAAAGGGGTGGAGGACGACCTGTTCCAGCTCGCCAGGGCTACCGCGCTCGACGTTGATGAGCTCGGCTCAGCGCTGCGCGGACTGGTCGACTCGGGTATGGACCTGCCGCAGGCACTCGCGAGCCTGAAGGAGCTGGCGCCCGCCATGAAAGTGACCGGCGCGAAGGCGGAGGATTTCCGTGGCGCGATGGAGGCGGGCTCCAAGGCCTTCAATATCGACGCCTCAGGGATGGGGGTTTTCCTCGACCAACTGGTCAAGGGGAGCGAGCTTGCTAAGATGTCGCAGCAGACCTTCAATAGCGTCTTTGCCGATGTCGCCGAGAGCGCCAAGCGGGCGGGCTTCGATGTCAACGAGACCATGGGGCTGATCGCGCGAGTCGGTGCAACCCAGAGTGACCCGCAGAAGGTTCGGTCGCAAGTTTCGAGTCTGGTCAGCATCTTTGCCGATAAGAAACTCGCGGACATCGTGGCGCAGAAGACCGGGATCGACCTCTATGATCCCGCCACTGGGGAGCGGCGCGACCCTCTCGTGGTGGCCAGTGAAATGAGCAAAAAATATCAGGCTCAATATCGTACTGACCAAGAGCGAGAATGGGCCCTCAAGGTCGCCTTCCAGGATAGCCCCGAGGCCTTGAATGCGATGCGTATCCTGCTGGCCGGAGGGGGCGTCGAGCAGATCAGAGAAAACGCGGCCAAGACCCGTAATGCCGCAGGGACCATCGCCGGGCATCTCGATCTGGCGCTGGATAACCCCATCGACCAGGTCAAGCGCTTCAGGACCGTGATCCGCGAGCTGACCGATTACCTCTCCCGCCCCGTGAATAAGGCCCTCACCGAATCGATCAAGTTCCTACTCGACGATATGAAGTTGAGTGGTGGTGAGATCGCAGGTACCGCCGCCGTGGGTGCCGTCATGGGTTATGGGGTCATGCGTGGCGGCAAAGCGTTGCTTGACAAAGCTGGCGGGCTGGCCGGTGGCGTGGCCACCGGTAAGCTGCTAGAGGAGGCGACAGGCGTGCAGTCGGTGTATGTCGTCAATATGCCCGATGGCGGTCTGCTTGGTGGTCCAAACGCAGGCACACCGAGCAAATGGCGGATCCCACGCATCGGCCCGAATCTGAGCACCATCGCGGGGATGGGGGCGGGGGCGCAGGCCCTGGCCGCCGGTGCGGTGGTGGGTGCGGGCGCCGCTGGTTATGCCTTCGGAACGGAGATCTATGATCACGCCATCGCGGGCACCAAGGGGGCTGATATGATCGGTGAGTCGATTGCCAAGGCCCTCGCCTTCTTCGGCAACGATGAGGCCGAGAGGACGTTACGCGAACGAGAGCGTGCGGAGAGCGTGATCCGCATCGAGGTGCAGGGCAACGGTAAGGTCACCGAGATGCGCCCAGCGAATGGCACAACAATGGCCGCCTCGCGTGGCCCTAGCATGGTGCCTTAACCCATGGCCTGGCGCGAAACAATCAAACAACAGTCCGACGGCCGTCCTATGGTCGGTCGTTTCAGGGGCGCCCGTTTTGTCATGAGCGGGCGGATGGGAGGCGAGAGTGGCCGCCGTACCCAGCTGCACGAGTTCCCCCTGCGTGATCAGCCCTATGTCGAGGACCTCGGTCCGGCGACCAAGCGCATCGAGCTGGAGGTGTTCGTCGACGGCTCACTCGCCGCCGATGGCGACTATACCCGCGCCCGCGATGCGCTGATCGACGCGCTTGAGCAACCCGGCTCAGGCACCCTGGTACACCCCTTTCTCGGCACCCTGCGGGTCACCCTGGCGGGTAAATTCAGCTGGAGCGAGGAGAGTCGTGAGGGTGGGCGTGCGCGCTTTACCATGGCCTTTATCCGTGGTGGTGAACAGCCCATGCCGGCCGCCGTGCATGACACCCAAGATCGGGTGAAAGGTGCAGCAAGCGACCTCCAGAGCGCCGCAGATGCCGCCTTTGCCAAGCGCTGGGATGTCGCTCTCCCTCAGGCACAGGTGATCGAATTGCAAGCGGAATTGGCGCGTACCTTGGAAGATGCCCATCACGCCGTGACCTCCGCGGCCGAACGGCTGCGTGAACTCATCAACACCCCGGCCGACATGACGGCCCTCGTACTGGGTGGCCTCAATGAGATGGCCGCCATGGCGCAGAGCCCGCTCGTTGCTCTGGGTCTTTATCGCGACCTCTTCCATCCCGACACTGGCGCACCGAGCGTGCCACTCACGACCCAAAACCGCCGCACCCAGGCGAGCAGCACCGCCGCCTGGCATGCCTGGCTCGCGCAGACGGCGCTGGTCGGGGCCGCCAGTGCCGCCGCCGAGGTCGACTACACCAGCCGCGACCAGGCGCTGAATATGGCCACGACCCTGGCCGAGCAGTGCGATGCGGTGGTCGAAGTGGTCGACCCCGCCAGCGGTGCACCGGTAGACGATGACGTCTACCGCGCCATCGGCACCCTACGCACTACGCTGGTCGCGGACCTGCGCCTGCGTGGTGCGCGCCTACCCAAGCTGGTCAGCTACACCCCACCCAGCGGCCTGCCGGTACTGGTGATCGCCCACCAGCGCTACGGCGATGCCCGTCGTGAGGCGGAGGTTGTGGTACGTAACAACATTGCCAACCCCGTTTTTGTGCCCGCGGGTATGCCCCTGGAGCTGCTCAGTGAGTGAGTGGACACTCAAGGTCGACGGCGTCGTCTACGGCGGCTGGAAATCCCTGCGCGTGAGCCGCTCCATGGAGCAGGTCGCCGACTCCTTTGACTTCTCGACCAGCGACCGCTGGAAGGAGGGCGCCGTTGCGCGCCCCATCCGCCCCGGCGCCCCCTGCACCGTCGCCTATGCCGGGCAGACGGTGGTCAAGGGCTATGTCGACGAGGTGTCGATGGACTACAGCGCCACACAACACAGCATCCGCGTCTCAGGGCGTAGCCTGGCTGGCGAACTGGTGGACACCACCTGGCTACCCGCCAACGGCAACGCGAGCCAGTGGAGCGGCCAGACACTGATGCAGGTCGCCGTCACCCTGGCAGGCACCTACGGTGTGGCGGTGGCCACCGATCTGAACGACGTGGAGCTCGGTGGTCCCTTCAAAAACGTGGCGATGAACCCAGGTGAGAGCGTCTGGAGCTTTCTGGAGAAGCTCGCCGGGCACCGGGGCGTGCGGTTTGTCAGTCAGTCCGACGGCTCACTGCTCATCACCCGCGCGGGGCTCGTCGACTCTGGTGGCGCCATCGAGCTGGGCGTGAATACCCTGAGTGCCCAGGGGCGTCTTAGCCATCGTGAGCGCTTTAGACTGACGAGGGTGCGCGGTCAGGCAGCGACCGAGGAGCGGTGGGACCCACAGCTCGTCAGTGAGGCGGATGCCTATGATGGGGAGATTCGCACGACTCGCCACCGCTTGATCATCGCCTCGGGTCAGGTCAGCAAGACCGAGTGCCTGGCGCGCGCGCTCTGGCAGACGGCGGTCAGCCGTGGGCGTGCGCAGTCGGTGACCTACACTGTGCAGGGGTGGCACAACCCCACCGGCCTTTGGCAGATCAACACACGGGTCCCGGTGCGCGATAGCTACCAGGGCATCGACGACAAACGGCTCATCGTCACCACCGACTTCGTGCTCGACGAGAGCGGCAGCCGTACCGAGATCACCCTGATGCCCATCGAGGCCTTCCAGATGATCCTAGAGCCAGAACCCGTCGATACCGAGAAGAAATGGAGCTGATCATGCTCACCCAACTACGCCGCCAACTCCAACTCATCGCCACCCGCGCCTTGGTGCGTCTGAGTGATCCCGCCACTGCGCACCAGAGACTCCAGGTGACGGGTCTGGTCGGTACCCTAGACGGTGTCGATCATCTCCAACCCTACGGCCTCAGCGCCCGCCCGCAGAGCGGTGCCGAGGCGCTCCTGCTCGCCCTCGGTGGCGACGTGGGGCACACGGTCGCGGTGCAGGTCGCCGATCGTCGCTACCACCTCACCGCCCTGGAGGAGGGCGAGGTGGCGCTGCACGACGACCAGGGGCAGCGTGTCTACCTCACGCGCAGCGGTATGTTGCTGGAGAGCCTGCAAGCCATCCAGATCAAGGCGCCGACGGTGGAGATTGTTGGCACCACGACGATCACCGGCGACACCACTATTACCGGGCGGCTCACCCACCAGGGCGACATGACCAGCAGCGGTACCCTCGCCGCGCAAGGGGCCATCAGCAGTGCCACCAGCATCGCCGACCCCGAGATCACGCTCTCCGCCCTGCGCAGTGCCTACAACACCCATACCCATCCGGGGGACTCGGGTGGTACCACCGGGACCCCCTCACACACCCTCTAACCCGCCCCGCCATCCGGCGGGGGGTGGTCATGTGCGGGCGGGGCAATACTCTCCCACATGGACATCGCGCTCACCCCCACTTTAGACCTCGACCTCTCTGGCGCCGACATCGTTACGGACAACACCCTGTCCACAGCGGTGCGCCTCTCCCTGTTAGCCGAACGCCGTGCCGAGACCGACGACCCCCACGACGGCGACCGTCGCGGCTGGTGGGCCGACGCCTGGCCACCCGTCGAGGGGGATCGGGTCGGCAGCCGCCTGTGGCTGCTCGCCCGCGCTAAGCGCACCCCGGCGACCCTCCAGTCCGCGCTGCACTACGCCGAGCAGGCGTTGGCCTGGTTGGTCGAAGATGGCCACGCCAGTGGGGTCGAGGTGTCGGCCTCGTGGTCCGCCCAGGGCCACCTCACCCTGCACGTATTGATCACCCTGCCCAATGGCAGCTCATTCCCTGTCGAGGTGTCCCATGCCGTTTGAGCGCCCCACCCTTGCCGCCCTCATCGACCAAGTTCAAAGCGACATCGAGAGTCGTCTGCCCAGCACACAGCCCCGCTTACGCTGGTCCATCCTCGGCGTGCTCGCCCGCGTCTGGGCCGGACTGCTGCACGGGGTGTACGGCTTTGTGGCCTATCTCTCCCGCCAGATCCTCCCCGATAGCGCCGAAACGGAGTACCTCGAACGTCACGCCGACTGGTGGGGCGTCACGCGCCTCGCGGCCAGCGCCGCCTCGGGTAGCGTCACGCTGAGTGGTATCGCCGGGACCCGCATCCCGTCCGGCACCCTGCTGCAGCGCACCGATGGTGTCCAATATGCCACCCTCACCGAAGTGACCTTAGATGCGGTCGCGACGGCGGTCGAGGTGGTGGCACAGAGCGCCGGGCAGGCAGGTAACACCAGCGCATCCACCCCGCTCAGCCTGGTCAGCCCGATCTCCGGGTTGCAGTCGAGCGCTCTGGTCGGGGCCGAGGGCCTGACCGGAGGTGCCGACACCGAGGGCGACGAGGCCCTGCGCGCGCGCCTCATGCAGCGTGTCAAAAGCCCCGCCCAGGGCGGCTCCGCTGCCGACTATGAGCGCTGGGCACTGGAGGTCGCTGGCGTGACTCGCGCCTGGGCGCTGCCCCTCTGGCAGGGCGCTGGGAGCGTCGGCGTGGCGATCATGCGCGATCTGGATGCCGACCCCTTCCCGGGCACCAGCGAGGTCGCCAGCGTTCAGGCGCATATCGACGCCAAACGCCCGGTTACCGCCATGCCTACCGTGTTCGCGCCGATCGCCTACCCGGTTGATTTCACCCTGAGCGTGACCCCCGACACCAGTGCCGTACGTGCCGCCGTCGAAGCGGAACTGATCGACCTCTTTGCGCGCGCCGCCGTCGAGGATGGCAACGGCAGCGGGCGCGTGCCCATCACCCATATCCGTGAGGCGATCTCCAGTGCCACGGGTGAGACCGACCATCTCCTCATCAGCCCGTCGGCGGACATCACCCCTGCCGCCGGGGAGCTGGCCACCCTGGGGAGTCTCGGGTAATGCGCTACCTCGATGCACTTCTGGCGCTGCTACCGGCGGGCCCCATCTCGGACACCTGGCGCCAAGCCGACAGTCATGCGCAACGACTCCTCGACGCATTTGCCGCCAGCGTCGAGCGTTTTCATGCCTACAGCCAACAGCTGATCGAAGAGGCATCTCCCGCGTCGGCCAACCAGATGCTCAGACAGTGGGAGGTGTTGGCCGGTCTGCCGAATCCGTGCACGACGACAAGCCAAACGGTCGAACAGCGCCGAGCCGCTGTCATGGCCCGTCTCACCCAGCAGCAGAGCCCCACCCCCGCCGGGGTTATCGCCCAGGCAGCGCGTATCGGCTACACCGTCGAGCTGGAGGAGTACCACCTCACCACCTGCCTGAGCGACTGCCTGCGGCCCCTCTATACCGATGAGTGGGCACATGCGCTCGGCGTGCGTGGGCCGCGCACGGCGGTCTCCTACGCCACGTGCCTGGATGAGTGTATGACACCACTGGCGATCTGGGGGGCCACCGACCTGGAGTGCGCCATGGGGCAGCTCCTCCCGGCACACGTCGCCCCCATCTATAAATACGGCTGGGAGTGGGATGGGGCCTGGTTTGAGGTGAGCGACATCCCCGTCGGACGCTGGTACGACCTTATCTGGTCTGACGAGCTCGGCATCTTCGTCGCCGTCGCCTATACGTTCAACGGTAGTGGCAATCTGGTCATGACCAGCCCGGATGGGGTCAACTGGACCGTCAGGACAGCCCCCAGGGGTGAATGGTCGAGCGTGGCGTGGGCACCAGAGCTGGGGCTCTTTGTCGCCGTAGCATACAGCTATCTCGACTACCCGGTCGTCATGACCAGCCCGAATGGGGTGACCTGGACCCCAGGCAGTGCGCCACCTGGCGGCTGGTCTCACCTGATCTGGGTGGCGGATCTTGGGCTGTTCCTTGCCACTGGATATGCCGATCCCGAATACACCGCGATGACCAGCCCTGACGGGGTGACCTGGACTGGCGTCTACAGCGAGGCCGATCTCGATGGAGGGCTCTGCTGGAACCCGGACAGAGGCGAGCTGCTGGCGCTGGATTACCTCGGCACACACGTCTACATCAGCCGCGACACGAGATCTTGGACGTCAGCAGGGACGATTGGTGCGCCCGGGTATGTGAACGTCCTCTACCACGCCGCCGCACAGCTCTACGTCGCGTTCAGCCTGACGCAGCAACCCCAGCCAGCCAATGGCGCCGTCTGGACCAGCCCGGACGGGCAGGTTTGGTCGCCCCGCTCAACCCCAGACGGCGCGTGGGCGGATGGAATCTACGTCGACGCGTTCGGCGAGGTCGTCCTGGTCGGCTACGGCGGTGCCATCCGCTCGGCCGATGGCCATATTTGGAGCGCCGTCAGTGAGGGTCTACCCGATATCTCCCTGGGGCGTTGGTCCTGTCTAGGCTGGTCGCCGACTCAACAGCGCCTGGTCGCGCTCACCGACTCGCTCACACACACATCCGCCATCCTTTCAGCCGCAGCAACATGAGGTCGCTATGAAGCGCGAATACTACTCCAGCACTAGCGGGACGCCGCCTACCCCCCCGGCCAACCCCGCCACGGGTTACCCAACCTATGGGACCCCGACGGGTGGCGTTGCCCCCACGACCCTCGGCCCCTATTGGGCCCACATGATTACCGAGGAGCTGCAGACCGCCATTGAGGTCAGCGGCCAGACGCCCGACGCGGCAAACCTCGGGCAACTTCTCGAGGCGATCCTGCGCGCAGGTGCCGCGCACGTGTCACACACCAGCACCAGCCTCGCCCTCAACCTGTCGAATATCGGCATGGTGCTGGTCGATGCCAGCAATGCGAACATCACCCTCACCCTACCGGCCGCCTCCACCCTGGCCCACGCCGAGTATCAGTTCGTCCGCACCGACAGCAGCGCGCATACGGTTACCATCACCGCCGACGGCGCCGACGACATCGAGGGGCTGGCATCCCGACCCCTTCCCGTCGGTGCCCGCTTCACCCTGGTGTCCGGTGGTACCACCTGGCATTGGCCCCATGCCGATCCGACCCCCGCTGGCGTAATTGCCTACAGCGCCACCGCCACTGTGCCTGACGGCTGGCTGGAGTGTAACGGCAGCAATATTTCACGTAGCGCCTACCCGCGCCTCTTCGCCGCCCTGGGGACCACTTACGGTGTCGGTGATGGCACGACGACATTCGGTCTGCCTGACCTGCGCGGTGAGTTCATTCGTGCCCTCGACTCCGGGCGCGGCGTCGATCCTGGCCGAACACTGGGCTCCTCTCAGGGCAGTGACGTTGAGCCGCACAGCCACGGAATCGCGTATTCCGGCACGCTTTTGTACTCCGGTGGCGGCGGAAATCCATACACCGCTTTTGGCGGCGCCGTTAATCAAGCTACGCAAGCCAGCACCGGGGCGGAAACTAGGCCCCGAAACATTGCATTGATGGCGATCATTCGCTTCTAA